CTAGACACGAACAATACCGGTGCCGGGAGTTCTAAGTTCTTTTAGCCAGCTATTAAGGTTATGCTTATTAATCTCTTCTATGGGGTAGCTACGCGCCTCTACTGTGTTACGAGCACCGACACTAAACTCAGAAGATGTCACTAGAAAACCTAACTCACATCCTTCATGAAGGATATCAGCATACAATCCTTTCACAGTAACTTTATCTATTTTTGAATTCAATCTCTTGCATTGAATGATGAAACTAGGTGCCCCTTCTTTTTTATCATTCCAAGCTCTAATATCCACTCCATCATCATTACTACCAGGTCCCAACTCAATATTATAACCAAACCTTTTAAAGCACTCAGCAGTTAACTCTTCGAATTTTCTCCAATGAATCTCCCCTAACTTATTTGTATTATTAGACAGAAAATCAATAAACCTTTGGTCTAAAAATTCACCTTCTGATGCAATCGGCTTATACTGTTCAAATAAGTCTGAAAGATTAATAATATTTTTATATTGGTGGAATTTCATAAAAGTATTTGGGCTATGTTTTAATGCACTATCGTAGGCCTCTATAAGAAGCATTAATGCCTCCAAACCTTTTCGCCCGAACCTTCTTCCAGCCTCTTCAATCATACCTGTGGGGCTTAACAATTTATCACCTGAGTTTAAGGCTTTTTGTGTCTCAATTTCTATGTGTCGGCGATAAATCTCATTTATTCCAGAAGTAATTTTTTGTCCATATTTATGCTCCATTTCTCGGATGAGTTTGAAAATTTCAAATATACCATTAAGAGGTCTTTCCGTAGTTCCAATTTTATATAATAGCGTATAGTAAAGCCTATCATAATCTTCAGATCTGATACGAAAAGCATGATTTTCGGAAGAAATTATATCATCATCAAATCCGGTTCCAGAAAGAAGGTCGCATATTTGTTCAATTGATGCAGCAACTCCAGATTTATGGCCTATTATCTCATGAAGATGATTAGACAAATCATACCTATCGAACCATATTGCTCCCATAGCCCCTCCTCGAATCTAGATTGAATAGTTTTAATTTTCATATTACAAAAGATCACATAACTCAATACGATATTGATATTCTTACTAGTCAAATGTGTCTTCAATCACAAAGGTCATTAAAATTAATGGAATCAGTTCTTGCTATCATTTTTATCTTTTTCAGCGGCTTGCGGTAATACTGCAGCAGCAGCTTCCTCCGCTTCTTCTTGGCGCGCCACATTACGTTTAACCATATCCGGTCCAATTAAGCTGAAAAGCACAGTTAACAATTGCCACAAAGTGAGAAAAACAAGGAGCCCATAGGATATACCTCTGAACACTTCTTTGTGAGATAAAATCCAGTTAAATTGCTTAAGTAATGGTGCAACAATTCCTACAAGTAATACAGTAGCTAATATTGCTGATGAATGAACAATAGGTGTGAAAAGCCGATGGATTCCTTGCCCATTGCTTTCAGACACTCCACCCCGAAAAGATTTTTTTAATCTTTCTGGATAAATTATTGCAAACCATGCACCTACCACTGCAAATATGATTGACGCAGTGGTTCTGAGCGCTTCAAAAAGAGGCCACTGGAGAATAAAAGCAACATTTCTACCTAGGTATCCAGCCATACCTACAGTGGCAAAAAGTATTATAATGCCAATTACTACACCTGCAGCCTCTAATTTTCTCATAACAACCCTGCACCATTTAATATAACATTCTTGTGCCTAACCAACTCTCGCATCAAAGAATCGAGGTTAACTAACTCAATATTTTCTCTCTCAAGATCAAGTTGATGCTCCATTCTTGCTAAAGACTTACTAAGCCAATAAGGCTTATTAGATTGGCCTTCAAAGTAAAAGCCATAGTCATTTACTTCGCTTGGATCGGCTTCCCAGTCATCAATCATTGCATTCACGTCTTGTAGAGTGACGTCAGGCGATAATGTATATCTAACTTTAGTTGTGACATTCGGCCCTTGCTGAGGAGCAAGATGTATAACCTGTAACATTTTTTGCCATAACTCGAGCTCTTGTCTTTTAGTAAGGTCTAACTCTACTATACGTTCAATTTTTTTCACGTGAGCAGCATTCTGCCTAATGATTTCATGTTTACCACCATTACGAACTAAAACAGAACTGAATTTAGGGATATAATGTTTCTCTTCTTCATTTCTATCTGCAGGATTATTTTTATAACCTTTTATGCGAACTTCCACACTTCCATCTTCATTTCTAATTGGTTCAGCATCAACATGACGTGAAGATTGCTTTAAGAAGCAGTTCAAATAATACTGAAGGGATGATTGTGAGGTTAATTTATTATGAAGCCTTACTGTTGCAAACAAATTCATATCAGGAATAAACCAAAAGTATGTTGCATAGCCTGGTATACTCCCGCCCTGAACAGCGTTCAAAATCACCTGAGGATCTGCCCCAAACCTCATAGTTTCACTTATGGAAGGGACTTGCTGGCCGTTAGTGGGAATTTCGTTCCAAATCAACAACCCCCAGTCATTCCCACTATTTTTTGCATCGACAAGATAGCAGGGATACCGCTCCTCATTTGCTTCAAAAGTTTTCGTCTGTTTAAGCGTTTTTGTTCGGGCCCACCCTTGTAAATCAGTTAGCATCTCGGCAGTGCTACCAAAAGCTGGCTGCTGACTTCCGTGGGAATAGTATCCTGCTTTATTTATTCTATAAAAAGTAAAAACCGCCTGCTCAATCGCCATGTGTTAAACCCAAAGGAATACGAAAACTCTTAATGTAATGTCTTTTGGAATTTTATGTTACTGATCGTTTGAACAGTTATCACTGTTCAAATATACAGTATCTGCATCATTCTTCAAGTTGATTTCTTTACTTTACAATTTCACAACTAGTCCATTAGGGAAGCATACTCAATACCCTGTAGCACTTCACGAGTCTGTAAGTGCAAGAAAAAATGGCACCTTCGTTTTAACTGAAGTTTTCTAAAGCGGTAGCGGCTGACACTTTACCCCTAGTTTTCCCTAGTAAGGCATAACAAACCATAACAGGCTGACACCTGCCCTGCTTCGCATCAGGATTAACAAAAGCTAACAACCAAGGCTCAACAATTCTTAACGCCAGCCCTTTACACTTCTGCTGTAGCTGCTGTTCGTAGGCGTCAGGATCCGTTAGGTTGGGTTGACACTTTTCCCAGTTTCTCGCGAAAAAGTGTCAAGTTTGAGGGGTTGGGGGTTTACAGTTTTTCGCCGTCCAGCAGGCAGAGTGACATTAAACCTGTTTTGTTCCAGTCATCCGGCGTATCGGGGTGCATTGTGGCAACGTAGGCCAGCTCAGAACGAAGAAACCGTAAAGCGCCCGCGGCACGGTCTTTGCCATAGAAGCTGTGGGTTTCTTCATCCGGCCGGAAGAGAATCAGCAGTTGCTCTTCGGGCTCGTGCTGAACATCAAAACCCAGCTCAGCGGCTGCGGCCTCTATCCTCTGGCCAGCATTAATATCAGCCGGCAGCACTTTCCCGCCGTCATGCTTCCATACCCATGCGGCGGCCTGCGCCCACGTCATCTCAGTCTGGTGTTCGCCAGCACCAGCACCAGCACCAGCACCAGCACCAGCACCAGCACCAGCACCAGCACCAGCAGAATTTTGTTTAGCCTGCGATGCGTCAACATCCACTTTATCGCCTGAAATTACAATTTCACCGCGGGCTATCCAGCCGTAAACAGTTTGCCGGCTGACGCCCATATGCCTGGCGTAGGCTGATTTACTTAACAGCATCCTGTATTTCCCTCCGGGCAGAAAAAAGCCGCCCTCAGGCGGCCTGCTTCTCTTCTGAATGTGTCTGCCGCTGGCTGCCTTTGAGCATCGCGCTGACATGTTCGCTTAACTGATCAAGGCCGGTCATACGGGGCAGAACTTCTGATGGATCGTCGTTCTTCCCGTACACGAGATTGTTATACCAGGTTCGGACAGCTGTAATTTGTGCGACGTCTTTCCTCACCGCGTCGACCAGATCGGCAACCGCGCTAATCACCTGCCCGTTCTCTGATGCAATACGGGAGAAGCCGAGACGTTTCAGCTGTTCCGTATCGAGCCCCGAACACACCGCGTGCGCCCTTAGTAAGGCGTCCGCCAGCTCCTGATGCTTTCCACTGTGCATCGACAGCAGCATTTTTTCCTGGCTGCGGCGATCCAGTCGGGCGAATGCCTGGCGCATTTCGCTGTCACGCATGAATCCCTGAACATCATCAGATGCCAGTGGATTAACCGGAGCGAGCTTGTTCTTAAGGTAATCGAGAATGTTTGCGGCCTGCTCGCTTACGGCTGCCACCCCGCGGGTAAAGTCTTTGAGCGTGTCCGGGTTCCGGGCTTCACCTGCCCTGCGGTTTTTTGCCTGTTCGTTCAGATCCGGATCGTTGCGGATAACGTCCAGCAAATCCGCCTCAGCTTCGGCCTGCTGCGCCGTTGTCCTCAGGCTGGTGAGTTCGCCCGCCATACCACGGAATAAAGCGGCCATCTGAGTATTTGGCGCAACAACCTTACCGGCATAACCCGCCAGCTCGATGCTGTGTTTCCCAATTTTGATTGAGTAGCTCATTGCCCTGCCTCCATTTTTGACAGCCCCGCATCAAATACCTTGCGCGCAACAGCATGGATTGACGGCGCGATCCCCATGCCTGACTTCTGGCGCTCCCTCTCCTGGATGGTTTTCAGAGCCTGAATCTGCTCCCCGTTCAGCAGAACGGGCTTAACGTTAACCTTGCTCATAATGCCCCCTGTTATAGCGATCGTTAAAGTTCCATTAATCGCAACAATCAATTCATCAATTGCGATTTATGAAACGATATTAATGAAATAGCAGGGGTCCACAACGTGAAAAGAGTGGATGCGTTTTAAAGAATTTGCCCTCAAGGTGTTCATGGTGTTCATAAAGGCTATAAATTACATACAAAACAATAAATTAACCTATGAACACCGGTCTACATACAGGGGTTACAAGTGTTCATGGTGTTCATATTTCTGTTTACTTTATGAGCACAGAGTTAAAGTGACCTATGAAGACTATGAATACCCTATGAATACCTTACACAAAGGTGTTCATAGTAAATCTCATTGATTTAATTGAACTTTACCCAATCAATGAACACTATGAACACCTTTCGCCATATTTAGCTAAACATTCATCTTTGTTCCTCAGCTAACGGGTGCGCCTGCGGCAGCCAGTCCTCCGCACTCTCTGAAAGTTCGACGTTCGTCACCACGCCGCGGGTCTTTCTCTCTTTGCGGTACTCGTGATTAAACTCCCGCATGGCGCTTTCCATTCCCTCAGAGAATTTATTCAGCGTCAGCGGCTTCTCGAAACCGTTAGCCTCAAGAAACGTCAGATAAGCGTGATAGAGGTAAATGCGGGGGCGATGAGGCGGGTTACGGTTGCCCACCAGCATTCCCACGCAATCAGCCAGGCGCTCCAGATGCGCACAGAAGGCGTACAAGGGATCCGTTTTCTGCTTCACCTCCAGTGCTTCTTCGCTGTTCCGTTGCTCCAGCAGCAGCGCCCGCGCTTTTTCCGGGTCCGAAAAGGTTGCCAGCAGCCGACGAACAACCACCGGAATTTCAGCGGATATCTTATCTGCCAGTTCGGGATCCTTATCCTCTTCGCTGACGCGCCGGTTAAACTGGAAAATTACGCGGCGCCGGGAAACGCCGCCGGCACGTTCGGTGAAAATCATCGGCGTGTTGTTCGTGGCCACAACCACCGCCCGCAGAACGGCGGTGTACTGGTGCTCGTGTTTCGGGTCGATCTCCACCGCGTCCCCGCCGGTGATTGCCTTTATCCCGGTGCCCTCACCTGAATATTTGGGCTGATCAGGAAGCGTTATCATGCTCTTGCCGACGAACTGCGCCCGCCCGCGCGCGCTGTCGAGCGCCGCCATGTTCCCGCTGGCGGTGTTATGCGCGCCGGCCAGCATCGTCGCGATATGGGTGAAGACGCTTTTCCCGCTGCCGCCCTCCCCGGTTATCTCGAGGAACAGCTGCCAGTCGTACCGGTTCGCCAGCACCATAAAGAGCGCTGCAGCGATGCGCTGCATCTTAATTGCGTCTCTATCTGATGCGTAACTTAGCCACTTATGGAAGTTCGGCGCGTGGTCGCGGAGGTTTTCGCCCGGCACCGCCGGCGTGTAGGTCACGCCGTTGTGGTTGGTCAGCCAGTTATCCTGGCTGTGTTCGGAGAAAACGCCGGTTTCCATATCGTAGACACCGTTTGCAAAGGGGATCAGGCTCCGCCGCGGCTCCCCCATCACCGGGATAACGATTTTCAGGGCGTCGATAACGTTGTTGATCGCGCGCTTGCTGAAGTTGGTTTTGTTCTCGTTGTAGATAGCCACCATTTCGCGGCTCAGCTCGAGCAGAGACGTTTTCTCCCAAATGCCGGCGCGGTAGACGTACACGCCCTCGCTGTTTTCGTTGATTGCTATGCCGGTGTAACGCGCGGCCAGTATGAGCGCCTTTTCGTTATCAGCCAGGTCGCGGAGGTTTACATCCGTCAGCGGTTTGCCGATCACCATGCTTTTGCCGGCTTCCGCATCGGCTTTGAGGCGCGGCAGCTGCGGCGTCCAGTCCTCCAGAAGCTGATAACCTTCAGAGTAGAATTGCGCGCGCTCCACGCCGGCCACCGCCAGCTTTGTCGCGAGAATGGTTATCTGCCGTTCGGTCAGATGCCCGCCGCGGCAAACCCGGGCATAGAGCCGGCCATCATCCACAATGCGGATATTCTCCAGCTCTGCCAGCTGCTTTTTATCCAGCACAACCGGCGGCACCGTATCGCCAATCGGGTTCATTTCCTGCCATGCTTTGGCGAACGTCCAGGCATCGGCGCCGGCAAAGATGATTGACTCCTCCATGAGATCCGCCGGCTGCTTTTTAAGGTTTGGTGCATTCTTCATTTTCTGTTCCCTCGCTCCCTGATGATTTCCCGCATAACCCGAATTCGTTCGATGCCCTGCACCCGCATAATTCGATCGATATCTCTTCCACCGGTGCCCGGCGCAGAAGAAATAAATTCAAATTCCCGCGCCAGTCTTTCTGGCGTGCAAAAACACGGTGAGCTGTACCCCTCGCGGCAATATGTCACTCTGTCGAATCGGTAACTTTCGATAATTACGATGTTGCCCCGACCGTCCTTCCATTTATCGCCCGGCCTGATTTCAGGGTGAGCGCGGCCACCAGCAGCTAAGCCGGAATTTTTAATCGTCATATTTTTTACCTCACGCCGCTGGCGGGATTACCTGATAACCAATTTTCCTCAGAAAGCGCGCGGCACTCTCCACCGTAAAAATGATCTCGTCGTCCATAAGGGGGCGCATCGACTGAAGACCATTTGACGTGTCCACCAGATAGCGGCCGCCGGCCGGGAAACTGAAAACGTTTTTGCCGTCGACCCGGCGAACCATATCGTAAACAGGAGTCATAATTTCATCTCCCCTTCACTTAATGACTGGCTGGCAAAACAATATCGCGCGCTATTTAATTGCTCAGATGCGTGATCGGCAAAAGCGCCGAGACGGCAAAATTGGATAACCAATTTCATACAGATACCTCCATGGCCAGACGGGATTGAATGGCGGAGGCCTTACTGCCTAACTGGAGGTAAGTTCGGGTGATTGCCGGGTTACTGTGACCGAGCATTTCAGAGGCTATCAGCAAGCCCTGTTCGCCGCCGGCGGACATTAGATTAAAAGCGGCAATTTTGCGGCTGGAGTAGGCACTTAGGCGCAGACGCGTGTTTACGACGCGGGTAAACCACAGCATTACGTTGTGCAGTTTCTTCCAGATTGTCTGGCGGCTCACGCTACCTTCCAGAGACTGGCAACGGTTGCTTTCAATCTGGCTGCGGGAAAATACCAGGTCGTCACCGATAAGATTGCGCTCCATGCGTTCTCGCAGTCGTTTGATGATGCCCGGCGGCAGCTGTTTGGTATCATGCTTAACCTCAGCCTTTGCCACCAGCTCAAACACAATCGCCTGTTCTTCCTCCGTCATACCGGCGGCCAACTCGTCGCAGCTCACGCTATCCCAGTGCATGTAGGCAATGTGATCTCCAGCAAGCCGGGCGGCGTCCTTGCGCTGCTGGCGAACAATCTCGATCCCCTTACGGGTCGCTCTGGCTTCTGCTGCTTTGGTCTGCTTCGCTACGATGATCGTTGCAATGCCTGTTTCCCAGCTAATGCAAGAGTAACGGAAGTTGCACACGTCGCTGGTACGCCAGCCGGTAACGGTCGCAATATCCCACCAGAGTAAAACCCAGTCCGGCTGGGTCTGCTGGATGCGTTCGCGCAGTTTGCGCTGCTCTTCCCGTTCGTAAACGGGGGTCATGGTGCGGCTACCTTTCGTAGTAGTGGCTTTTACCACGTTGCCGCGCAGCTCGCGGGCTTTAGCTGTCAGGGTCTGGAGGTTAAACATGGCTACCTCCCAATTTCGCAACATCCAGTTCAAACGCGCCGCTGCTGTATTGATAAAGCGAACATTCAGAGCGAATTTTGGCGGCAAAGATAAGATCCCAGCGGGAATAAAACTCGCGGGCTTCTTGCTCACTGTCGGCAACGATGCGGATAACAACGGGAGTGCAGGTCCGGCCTTTCGGCGTACCGAGGAAAAGCCAGGTGAATTTGGGCAGTTTTTGGGTTGGGGTAGTAGCCATGTGGCAGCCTCCATACAGTGGTCTAGATAACCACCACCGGAAACGCCAATTTCACTGGTGGTGGACTGAGCAGGGTTGGCGTAACCGGACTGTATGGACTCCGGCGCGGATTTCTCCGCCCCCACCCAGCCCACCATAATTTTGCTTGCAGAGCGGTTTTGAACCACAACGCGTGAAAATAGGTGAGACGGATCAACGGCACAAAAAAAGACGCTTGGCGCGTCATGTGTCGCCATACAGTCATTCAGGACGCCAATCCTGGCACCAGATTTTGCTGGTGCTTTTAAAGCATACCCTTCAGTTGAATAACAAGGCAAGGAGTTTTTAGGGTGAGCGAAGCCCTGCCCCAGACGGGCATAATTATTCTTCATGGCATTAACCTTTTTGAATTGTTTAGTGAGCTGTCGCGACAAACTTATTCTGCGAGATCCGAAGTGCAAACTCTCGCAAATTATCTCTGCTCACGGAATCTCAGTTCGTTTGGCTGCGTGACGATTCAATGCGCTCACTAATCCATTCATCAATTTCGCTTTCAATGAAAGCGATTGCTCGAGAACCAATCTTTATGGATGAGGGGAAACGTTGCTCAGCCATGAGTCGATAGATCCAAGCCTTGCTATAGCCGGTTCTGCGCTGAACTTCAGGTAAGCGGATAAGGGATTGGGACATATATACCTCTCGAAGTCTAATGTGGTCTACGAGGTATATTTCAGCAAAAATATGCGGGTAGTTGTGGAAGTCACGGTAAATCAGTTGGAAGCAGCACTTCCACTGAAATAGAAGTACGGCCAGAAGTTTTAGTACCTGTAGATCGACTTTTCGGAAATCCTTACGAGCTATTTGGAAGCGTATGTGTTCAGAGCTTCATTAATTAGCATAGTCAATGCCTTATCTGTCACATCGATGCCATCGCCATGTTCCAATATGCTTCTTGAAGCACTCCTAGCAACTTCGGATTTGTTCAAATTTTTACCGCGAACATATTTACCACCTGATTTTTCAAGCGCAATAGCCATTCCAGCGATCAGTTTTAACGCTGTATCTTTACCAGCAAACTCGCCCCACCCGCTTCGTAAAGGCTGGTACTTTTCGCTAGAGCTATCTGGATCACATCCAAACCAACTATCTGTAGCTGATATTTCTTTAACAGCCCAAGGCCAAATATCATTGGAATAAAAATCAGCTCCAGTGATATCTCCGCCAGGTGAGCTAGACCATGTTCTCTTGGGATGTAGTTCTTCTGCGTTTACAGCACTCAAAATTATCCTCAAGTAACTGGAAGCAATGTTGTAGATCTCAGGAGGGAATTTAGCTTTCAACTCATCTAAGCGTGAACAACTGTACACGCCAGCCATAGCCATTGCAGCCTGCTCAGCAGTGACCACACGTTGTCGGCGAAGATGATGGGGCATGTTGAGGATGTTTTCTCGCATAAAAGCTTCCTGCTAACGATAGTCTACAGAAGTCTACTACTGTCAATTAGCACTGTCTATACATACAGTTAAACGCTTTTCCCAAACGTTCCGTGCACTACATTTTCGCCATTTTCCAACGCCTCCATATAGTCGGCATACCACTGGAGCATATCGCGGCGGCCATCCAGATACTGGGCGTGGTTGTACGTTCCTCGTATAGAGTTTTTGTCGACGTGTGCCAGCTGCGTTTCAATCCACGCGGTGTTGTAGCCCTGTTCGTGCAGGATGGTACTCATGGTGTGCCGGAAACCGTGCCCGGTGACTTTTCCGTTATAGCCAATCCGCTTAAAGACTTGGTTTATGCTGGCTTCACTCATTGTTTTTCGCGGATCGTTACGGCCAGGGAACATAAGCGGGTAATTGCCTGTTAGCTCTTGGAGCTGGCCAATAAGCGTAAGAGCTTGCCTGGACAACGGTACTACATGAGGGCGACGCATTTTCATGCGTGAGGCTGGTATTTCCCAGACCGCCTTACTGATATTGATTTCATCCCAAAATGCCCCGCGGAGTTCGCCGGTACGCAAGCCGGTGATAATCAGCAGACGAGCAGCCAAAACTACTAACGCGCTTCCTGTATATCCTGACAACGCCTTGAAGAAATCAGGCAATTCTTTCGGTGTGAGGAAAGGATAATGATTGGACTCATGCCCTTGCATGGCGCTGGTGAGATCCGGAGCGGGGTTATACTCAGCACGCCCGGTGACTATTGCGTAACGGAAAACTTCCCCGCAGCGCTGCCTAACTTTTTTGGCCTTTTCTGTAGCGCCGCGCCCCTCAATGCGCCGCAGCACATTCAACAGTTCAAGCGGTTTGATATCGGCTATTGGTTTTTTGCCAATGTAAGGGAACACATCTTTGTTGAAAGCCTCCAGGATGTCTGAAGCATACCCAGCAGACCATTTTTTTAGTTTGCTACTGTGCCACTCAAGGGCAATATCTTTGAAGGTGTTGTTTAACTGCGTTTCACGGGCGATCTTCTCTTCCCGTTTCGCTTCCATAGGATCGATACCCCCAGCGATACCCCTTTTAGCTTCTTCACGTTTTGCCCGAGCATCGGCCAATGTGACTTCAGGATACACACCCAGCGCTAACAGCTTCTCTTTGCCGGCTACACGATACTTGAGCCGCCAGTATTTGCCGCCATTAGGTTTAATCAGGAGATACAAACCACCACCATCAGCCAGCTTGTAAGGCTTATCTTTAGGTTTGGCGGTGTCCACCTGCCGGGCGTTTAGTTTCACTTGGGGGTACCTCCTCTAGACCGAACAGCATATACCCCCATAAGTACCCCCAAACGACTGTAGATTTCAGGGAACTTTAGTAGACATAGAAATACTAAAAGGGGCTGTAAAGCGCAGAGTATAAGGGGTTTCAGTGAACTTTAGTAGACTTGGGGAGACGTTAGAATGGTGCCGATAATAGGAGTCGAACCTACGACCTTCGCATTACGAATGCGCTGCTCTACCAACTGAGCTATATCGGCCCTGAAAGGCCGGTTACGAGCGTAACCACGGGGCAAAAGAGTAGATCTAACCGGGTGATGCGTCAATGCCCTTTTGAATCAAACGGCTATTTTTGCATCACCCGCGATTATTTATCCACGAATCGTATCATCACCGAAGCCGATCCACTTGTAGGTGGTCAGCGCTTCCAGCCCCATCGGACCGCGGGCGTGCAGCTTCTGAGTGCTCACAGCCACCTCCGCGCCCAGACCAAACTGGCCGCCATCGGTGAAGCGCGTCGAGGCATTCACGTAAACCGCAGACGAATCCACTTCATTCACAAACCGATCGGCATTGCGCAGGGTGCGCGTCAGGATCGCGTCAGAATGCTGGGTTCCGTGTTCACGAATGTGCGCAATAGCGTCATCGAGATCCGCAACCACCTTCACGTTCAGATCCAGCGACAAATACTCATCGTCGTACTGCTCCGCGTTAACCGGAACGACCTTCGCCGGACCGTCTTTCAGCAGGGCGAGAGACTTCTCATCCGCATGCAGCGTGACGCCACTTTCCGCCATCTGCTTGCTCAGCGCTGGCAGGAAGGTACTGGCGATGCCCTGATGCACCAGCAGCGTTTCCACCGTATTACAGGTGCTTGGACGCTGTGTTTTAGCGTTGACGATAATCTTCAGCGCAGGTTCTACCTCCGCGGTGTCATCCACTACGATATGGCATACGCCAATACCACCGGTGATCACCGGAATGGTAGATTGCTCACGGCACAGCTTGTGCAAGCCCGCGCCGCCGCGTGGGATCAGCATGTCGATGTATTTGTCCATGCGCAGCATCTCGTTGACCAGCGCACGGTCGGGGCTTTCAATCGCCTGCACGGCACCCGCCGGTAAACCACACTCCTCCAGCGCCTGCTGAATGACGTTTACCGTCGCGGCGTTGGTGCGCCAGGTCTCCTTCCCGCCACGCAGGATCGCGGCATTACCGGTCTTCAGGCACAGGGAGGCGACATCCACCGTCACGTTTGGACGCGCTTCGTAAATCACCCCAATGACGCCAAGCGGCACGCGGCGACGCTCAAGGCGTAATCCGCTGTCGAGCACCCCACCGTCAATCACCTGCCCTACCGGGTCGGCGAGGTTGCACACCTGACGGACGTCGTCGGCGATACCTTTCAGACGCGCCGGGGTCAGCGCCAGACGATCGAGCATCGCTTCGCTTAAGCCGTTGCGACGCGCTTCCAGCAGATCCTGCTCGTTGGCGAGCAAAATTTCCTGCGACTGAGATTCCAGATAATCAGCGATTTTTTCCAGCACGCGGTTTTTCTCGCGGCTGGAAAGGAGCGCCAGTTTATAAGAGGCGGCTTTCGCGGCTGCGCCCATTTGTTCCAGCAT